ATCCGTAAGTGCGTGCTGCACCACCTTGTCCCGGAATGTTGGGGCCTGGATAAGCCGCTTTTTCGGCTCGTAGATCAGGAACGCATCCAGCGGGTCCGGCTGAAAGGTCCCCTGCAAAAGGGATTTTGAGAGTATCAGCAGCTCCTCGATTGCGCTGTATTCAAAGGCTGCGGTACTCCCTTTGCTCCGCTTGCACCGTCTGGCCCGCACATAGGCGTCCCATAGGGTGTCGAAGGAGCATAGTTCCTCATAGGTCATGGTTGCACATCCTTACTCGGTTTGGGTGCGGAGGAGCGCTGGGCATCGCTGATAGCTGGCGGCACCTCCCTCCATAGAGGTGCCCGGGGGCCTTCCCCTGGTGTCGGGTCCGTCAGCGTCGATACCATGTGTTCGTCCTGGCTCGCTGCGTCCTCCATGCAGCTTGCCGCGACAGGATATGGCCTCCTTTGATGATGGGCCTCTGCTTTCGCCGCAAGGGCTACTTGTACACGGTAATTCCATCAGAGCGGGACGCGGCGCGAAGTTGGCGTTGTACACGTTGTTGTTGTTCACGGTGCCGTCGGTGTTGATGTAGTACGCGTTGTTGTCATTCGAGTTCGGGGAGCGCAGGCCCCAGTTGACGGCGCGAACAGGCTATACCCCAATGAAAGGCAGCTATCGCCGCCGAACATCCTCTCTTGCCTGGGCAGCGCGGCTCCGGTCCTTCTCGTACCAGGCGGCGCACATATAGCGCACCGTCATCACCGCCTTGCTCCAGGTCGCGGCCTTTTGGCCGCTCACGCCGGGGTATTGCTTGCTTTCTGCCATCCGCAGTATCTTCCGCTCCAGCTTCTTGCACGCGCAAAGGGCCTCCCGCTGCATCGCCAGCCGCTCCGCCGGTCTCTCCCGCAGGTCAATGAGGTTTGCGCCCTCAATGCACGAGCAGATGGCCTCTGCACCGTTCATCAGGGCCGTTCCGGTGGTGTAGCGGTATTTCTTGGGGATGACCTTCTCATTGGCGCAGGCGTCTGCCGTGTAAAGCCACATATCAGCCGCCTTGTTGCCCAGCTTGAAGTCATCGGTCTGTCTGTCAGCCATCGGGGCACCCTCGCTTTCGTGCTGCATCCAGCAGCTCGTCGCAGCCCTCTGCCTCCAGCACCAGGTCCGGTCCCAGCCGGATGGTCACGGTCTCGCCGGTGGGGGAGCGCCCGGTCAGCACCAGGCTGTCCTCCCGGCACATCCGGCAGGGCTGCTCCAGCTCCGCCAGGAGGTTGGAGATCAGGCAGGAAGCCTCCGCCCAGTCCTTACACGCTGCCCGCCGCATCCATGGCCGCGCTGGGAGCTTCGTCAACCACGGCCTTGTCCGCGCTGTTGGCCTCCAGGGTCATCTTGAGGGTGGTAAGCTGTTCGTTGAGGCGTGCAAGGGCGCTCTGGGCGCTTTCCTTCTCGCTCTGCTCGTGGGACAGCTTTGCCTCCAGCTCCGCCACCTGAGCCGTCAGGGCGGCCACGTCGCTGTCCTCGCTGGTGCGGGTCAGTTTCAGCCCGTGGGAGACCACGCGGAAGGGGCCGGTGTAAGTCGCCGTGGTGCTGCCGTCCTCGGCCAGTACCTCAATTGGACCGGCACAGAACGCGGCCAGGGCCTCGTCGCTGATGCCGCCGGGCAGCTCTGCCACCACGGCCTGGCGGGGGACCCCGCCGATGTTCTCCGTCACCACCGTGAAGCCCTTGTCGCTGACGGTGTGATTGCCTGCTTTAATCATGTTCGTGTCCTCCTCTTATCCGATGTTGATGTAAACGTCGCCGTTGGCCCCCAGGCTGGAGGCGGGAGCGCCGCTGCCGAAGTAGATGTTGCGGAAGCCCTTGGTGCTGCCGCTGGTGGGGGACACGCCCCCCACGGTCCCGGTGAAGGTCCCGCCGCTCTTGGGCATCTTGGTGTCCGCATAGGCGAAGATGTCCCGGGCCTTGCCCGTGGGGTCGTAGGTGGCCTTGTGCATATCGCCCGGGTTCACCGCGTCCGCTCCCTTGGGGATGCCGAAGTCGAAAATGGGGGCCGCATCCGGGCTGCCTGCCCGCCGCGTCACCGTGGCCTTACTGCCAGCTGCCAGGGTTTCGGTGTTCCCCACCTGGATATTGGGGGTGCTGCCGTCTGCGCCCGCAGGCCCCTGCTTGCCGGTCGCGCCCGGGTCCCCTTTGGGGCCGGGGTCGCCCTGGGGTCCCGGCTCACCCTGGATG